TCTTTTGATGGATAATTATTGATTATTTATTCAGTTTTAATTTCACCCCCCCCCCCCCCGCATTCTGCGTAGTAAATTACTCACTTGTGAGGGGTTCCATGTGGTGTTACCGCGTGGGGTTTGGATGCCTCGGGCGGTGAGTGCTGTTGCGATATCGCGCAGCGTGGTAGCACCTGTCTTTTTTGTGATGTCGTTGAGCACGGGTTCGATGCGGCTGGCGTAGTCATCTGCTTTTTGCACGATTACTTTGATGCCTGCGACTGAGCCGATCTCTGGGTGTGGGCTACCAAGCTTGACACCCTTGCGCTTGAGTGCGGCCAAGGCTTGGGTTGTGCGCTCAGAGATGACACGGGCTTCATGCTCTGCCATGACAGACATCATCTGCATGAAAGTGCGGTTGGCTTCTGGCATGTCGGCGCAGACAAAATTGACTTTGCCGTTGAGCAGTGTGGCGATGAACTGCACATCGCGGGCGAGGCGGTCAAGCTTGGCGACCACCAGCGTGGCTTTTTGCTTCTTGCACAAATCCAGCGCTGCTTGCAGGCTTGGGCGGTCTTTGAGCTTTTTACGGGTGCCTGATTCGATCTCAGTAAACTCGCCAATCATTGACCATTTGCCGCCGTTGAGGAATGTATTGACTAGGTCGCGTTGTGCGGCCAGTCCAAGGCCAGAGATGCCTTGCTTGTCTGTAGAAACTCGGTAGTAGGCTATGAATTTGCCTGTGTGGGGGGTCATGGTAGAACTCCAGTTTCTCGGTCGTTCGGGGTAGTGCTATCAGAATGAAAGCACTTATCGCTATTCTAGTACAGAACCCATGTACCTTGTAAAGCTATATTTTATCTTTATTTCATAAGTGTTTTCCCTATGATCATGATCCATGTACAGAATTCAATGGGTATGATTGCTATCTGTTTGCAATCACACACAAAAGACCATGTACAAACCACAGAAAGAAGCCAAGGCTGCGATCTTCATCAGGCTGCGTCCTAAGACCAGAGACTTGCTGGACGGCGCTTGTGAAGCGCAGCAGCGCAGCCGCTCTACGCTGGTTGACCAGATCTTGGAAGAGGTGCTGACAACGCACTACGCGGACATCAACTCGCGCCTGAACACCATGATCGGCAAAGCATGACTGCCGAGGATGCCAACAAGCTGCTTGACAGCGTCAAGGACGGTGCCCAGCACACGCACGAAGTTGTCAACAGCGCTTTGAGCGTGACCGGCGACCTGCTTAATTACGTCTTTGTGGCCACAACTGAGCTTGATGACTTCATACAAGCGCTGCTTGAGGGTGGTGCCATATGAGCGAAACCATCTTGGCGCTGGACTTGGGCACCACGACGGGCTGGGCATGCAGACCCATGGACGGCAGCATTGTGCATGGCTGGGCCAGCTTCAAGCCCGGCAGGTACGAAGGGGGCGGCATGCGTTACCTGCGCTTCAAGCAGTGGCTCTCCGAGCTCAAGGGCACGGTTGGCGACATCCAAGCGGTTTACTTTGAGGAGGTTCGCCGGCATGCGTCAACCGACAGCGCCCATGTCTACGGCGGCTTGATGGCCACCCTCACCTACTGGTGCGAACTGCACAAGATCCCCTACTCAGGTGTGCCTGTTGGCACCATCAAGAAGCATGCGACCGGCAAGGGCAACGCTGGCAAGCAGGACATGGTTGAGGCCATGCAGCTGCGCGGTCACCCAGTGACTGACGACAACGAAGCCGATGCGCTCGCCCTCCTCCACTGGTCACTGGAGAAACACACATGAAGTTAATTGAATTGCACTGGAACATTAACGCAGGAGAGGGTCGTGTCAAGTACACCAAGACCTTTGATGAGTCGCATTTCATTGTGCAGCTCGACATGCTTCAAGACTGCATTGTTGACCTTACAGACAAATACAACGAGATCTTGGATAAACCAGAGCAAAGGAAAACACATGATTAGTTTTCTTATTTGCGTTGCGCTCATGTTCTTGGGCTCATTCATCACGCTGCTGGCTCTGTGGGCCTTGCTCAAGTTCTTGGAGATCAAATGATTAATGAGATTGAGTTTGTTGAGCGGCGAGATCTGCTGGCCAAGATCATGGCTGATATGCCGCTGACATACATGCAGTGGACAGTCATTGAGCTGCTTGTGGTCGATGAGCTTACCTATTGGGAAGTTGGTGCCGTTATTGACGCTACAAGCGTAAAGGTACGCCAGATCTACGCGAAGGCCATGCTTAAGTTGCGTAGGCATGCCTCGCGCAAGCTAGGTAGTCATCAATTCAAAATTCTGTTTGGAAGGTTGATTTGATGCACATCAGCTACGTCAAGTTGTACCGCGACGACGAAGGCACCGTGCGTGACACGCAAGAAGCTAACGGTGAGTTCCGCAACCTGCACTACCAGATTGATCTGCTTAAACACGCGCTTGAACGCGAGATGAACACCGTCACCGACTTAAGAGAGCTGCTGGACGAAGTCAGGCGCATCGCATTTGAGCTTAACAAAGAGATATTGAAAGACACCCATGCCAAGACCGAAGAGTGAGATTACCGGCAAGCAGATCAGCGTTGCCGTGCGAGTAACCGCAAGCCAGAAAGATGCATTCAAGCAGCTGGGCGGGGCAACATGGCTACGCAAGCAGCTGGCAGCTGAGATTGAGCGCAATTGGAAGCAAGAGCAGCCAAGCCTTGGCAAGAAGATCATCAGCCGTGTCTTCGGCAGATGAGCTGGCCTGCCATGCATGCGGCAGAGTCCATGACGGGGCTCGGTCAGTCACGCTGCCTGACGGCACCAGCGTGGGCAGCTACAGCGAAGCCTACCGGGCATACACCGAGGCCAAGTGGGTCTTTGAGGTGCTGCTGGTCACAGTCAACACCCGGCGCAAGAAGACACCGCAGATCAGCAGGCGGGAATACATCCTTGCAGTACAGGCCAAGCGTGGCCAAGCAGCAGCCAATGAGCTGGCCAACATTGTCACCAAGCTATGGAAGGCATCCAAGTGAACGCAATGACTGACAACGTGGTGCCTTTCACCCTACCCAAGAAGCCGAAGGTCAAGGAAGAGCCGCTGGCACCGGATCAGCGCAAGATCGCAGTCATCCCGATCAGAGCATGCACCGACCCGCTGCTAACCCACGGCATGCTCAAGTCGCTCATCCTGATATGCAGCTACATGAACAGGTCAGGCATTACTTGGGTTGGCCAAAAGACCATGGCAGACAGGCTTGGCATCAGTCAGCAAGCCATCAGCAAGCACCTAGTCAAGCTGACCAAGGCAGGCTACCTAGAGATCCTCAAGAAGCCCATGCCGGGCGCTAGGCACACCACATGGCGTGTCATCTTTGACGCATCCATCAGCGCCGAGGACGCAGTCAGCATCACCAGCGCCATCGAAGACACCAGACCACCCTACATGAAAGAACAGCAAGCCATGCAAGCAGAACAAGCAGACAAAGAGGGCCAAGCCAGAGTCGCCCAAGCAATCAGCAAAGTACTCAAGCAACCTAAACAAAGGTACACCATCATGCCCAAACAAGGCGAAACAATCACAGTCAAGAACATGAAAGCAGCCATCAAAAAGGCACAAGCCAAGGGCTCACAGGCACAACCTCCAGAGGTTGTACAACAAGACAGTAAACAAGCACAACCTGAGCCTGTGGATAACTTATTTAAGATACAACTTTTTGACGTTTATGGCACAACCTCTAAAGGTTGTAGAGAACACAAAGAACAAGGGTTGTCGTCTTGTGCTGTGGATAACTTTAAAAAAGAAGAAGCAGACATGTCTGTTCTGAACAACCAAGAAATCGCACAACTTGTCAGCGACGGCATGACAGCACAGCAGGTCAAGGACGCGCTCGAAATCCTGCTGCCGCTGTACCGAGCCGAGGGCATCACACCCAGCAGCCACGTCCTGATGGCAGGAATACGCCAGCTGGTGGCAGACACCCGATGATTGGATGCCTCGCCAAGCCACTGGTAGGCACCATGCAGCCACGACAGCATGCTGGTCTAGGCACAGGTAGCCAGTCAGCCTTCCAGCGCGTTGTAGGCCGTTGTAGACAGCCTGTACAACTTGCATACGAACGTATGGATTCTGTACAAGCAGGGTGCTGCGAGGGGTGTCTGGCTGCTGGCGCAGGGAAAGCTTGCATGTTTGCTGGCATCCCGGCAGGCAGGCTGCGGCAGGGCTGCGCCACAGGAATCGATACCCTTCCCCCCCGCCCCCTCACCGTAGCGATGGGGGCAACCACAGAAATTTTCCCCTCTTTTTCCTAGAAGAGGTTTCCCTTGTTTTTTCCCCGGAAGTTAGACCTTCCCTTTTTTTTCATGTGTAGGACAATAACCAAAAGGAGCATTTGCAATGCAAGATGACCGCGAGATTAAGCCCAGTGAGGGCAAGGCTTGGAAGAACGCTGACAAGACTGAGACATGGCACGGGGACTACAAGGGCACGTTTGTGATGCCTGATGGGACTAAGCACTTCCTTGATGTCTATGTGAACAAGAAGGTTGACGGCGGGGTTTGGTTCAAGCTCAAGGTGGGCAAGGCCAAGACGGTTGCTGCTGCTGTGCCTGAGTTTGGCGCTGTTGCCCAGCCTAGCCCCAAGGCTGTGGTGCCAGACCTTGATGACGATATCCCGTTCTGATGACTAGGGCTAGGACAAAGTCAACCGTGATCCCTCCCTTGACCAACTGGGGTGGGGTGAGGTCTGTGCAGCGCAGGCTGGAGAGATCGACCACCATCATGGCCAACAAGGAAGCTGTGGCCTATGCGTTGCTGAGCATGGCCAACACCAAGCTGACAGACATCATGAGCTGGGATGAGCAGGGCAATGTGACT